TGTCTTGACCGCATCAAAAAGGGCGACGTTGCTTCGGGCGGATGGTTGCTCGAGAGGTCGTTCGGGTATCGCAAGGACGTCGACAACACGACGCCGCCGGTTGCTGGTGGCTTCCGAACGAAGGAAGAGGCCGAAGAGGCGCTATCGAAGTTGCCGCGTGACGTGCTCGAAGGGGCGATAGCGAGGCAAGAGGCCGCATGAGCTACGCGGTCGCGAGTGATGCGGTCGCGTTCTTCGATGGACGGCCGGACTTGGTCTATCGATCGGGTCCGACGGTGGGGCGCTTCCTCTCGACGGTGCAACGGCTTGCGCTGCTCATCGCTGCCAACCAGGTCGGCAAGACGCTCGGCTTGTGCAAGTGGGCGAATGATCGGTGCCTCGAGTACGACGGGAGCGGGCCGGGTGTGTTGCTCGCGATGATCGCCGACATCGACAACCAGTTCGCGGTGTTTTGCTCGAAGCTCCACGAGGTGTGTGCTCGGTCGGAGCTTGACGCGGCGTGCAAGTACATCGACGGCAAGGGGTTCTATACCCACGGTCGGCGCATGGTTCGGTATCGCAACGGTGCGCGGATCGAGTTCCGAGGCGGCAAGGGCGAGCAGATGTCGGCGGCATCGGTGACGTGTGACCTGGGCGTTGTGGTCGACGAGATTCCGCAGCGCGGTCACTTCGCCGAAGCCTTGCGCGCTACTCAGCGGTGGATGAGCCCGGTGCGTGTCGGCTTCACCGCTGTGGGTCGTCCTGCCGATTGGTTCCGCGCGAGGGTCGAGGGCATCGACGGAGCGCCACCGGAGGACGCACACCCGGAAACGGGCGAGGCGTTGTGGGAGGTGTTCAACTGCGGGCTGACGAAGGAGGAGTGCCCTTGGATGACGGACGAACAAATCGCGCTCATCTACGGCCAAGTGGACCCCGCCGAAGCGCCTCAACGACTGCACGGGGCCTGGGAAGGGCCGACGCCCGGTCGCAGGTTCAACGGCATGTCACCAGAGTGCGTCATCCCCGCGCTACCTCCCGGTGAGTGGACCGTCACCGTCACGATGGACCACGGCGAAGGGGGCGGCAAGCAGTGGGTCAACCTGCTGTACTCGCGTGTACTGCCACCGAAGAAGCGCGGAGGGGACAAGGTCGCGCAGGTCGTCGTCGTCGATGAATACGTGAACCCACACGCTACGACGCCGGCGCAGGACGCGGAGGGTATCGAAGCGATGTTGTCGCGGAACGGGCTGTCGATCCTGCACGTCGATCGGTGGTTCGGCGACATCAACAGCAGCGGGAAGTCGAGCGCGGGCGCCTCCGTGAACGCGGAGTTCGAGTCAGCCTTTGCGCGTCGTCTCGGCATCGGTCCAGACATGCCGTCGCCTGTGTCCATCTCCAAGCCTGCGAAGTCTGCGGGCTCGGTCGACTTCGGTGAACGGCTGTTGAACTACGCGCTCCTCCGTCGTGAGTTGCTGTTCGTCGAGGCGTCCACCGTTCGTACTCAGCGCATCTTCTGGCACTACACGAAGGGCGATCAGAGCACGAAGCACGGCGTCGACACGGTGCGATACGGGGCGCTTGACGAACTCCGCAACGCTCCGGCATATGCGAACCTGTACCTGAACCAGTGAACATCGTTGCACAACCGGGTACAATCGCGCAGAGGCGCGACACAATGACGACCAAGGCGGAACAATGAGCGGCAACCCGAACGCCACGCTGACGCAGCCGACGCCGCTGCTGGACCCTCATCGCCTTGTCGGTTGGGAAGAGAGCCGCCGCCGTCGTCGCATGCTCGAGGGGACTTGGGGCGAAGACCTGCGCACGGAGATGGTCGTTCGTACCGGCGTCAAGCGTACCGACCGGCTGGGGAAGCTGTCGCGAGCGTTGAACCTGTTCCGGTCGACGGTGGACCAGACGTCCACAACCTACGACATCGCGCCAGAGATTGAGTACCAGTCCGACGACGAGCCCGACCCGGAAGCGGTCGACGTGATGCGTGACGTTCTCGACGATGCGATGTGGTGGCAGCTCGCCGCGCAGAACGCCCGCTACACGAACGGCCTGCGCAACTCGCTGGTGAATGTCGTGTGGGCCGATGACACGGAAGCGGTCCGCTACCGCCTCGTCACAGCGGACACCGTCGAGGTTGTGACGGACCCTGACGACCCCTTCACGTTGCGCGAGGTGGTCGAGGTTCGGCAGCGTGAGAACCCCGACGACGGCAAACCGGGTTGGTATTACGACGTCTGGAAGCTCGACGGCGATGGCGGCGGGTCGCTATCGGTCGTCAACAGCGCGGGCGAGGACTTCACCGCCGCGTTCCTGGGTGACGAAGCAGGCACGTACCCGTGGGTCGATGACGATGGCGTCGCGTTCCTTCCGTGGGTCAAGTACGACGCGCAACCAGGTACGCGCCCGTTCGACCCGTTCGAGCTGTGCGAGCTCGTCGATGGGTCGTTTGAGGTCGGCGTGTTGTGGAACTTCTACGCCAAGGCGATGAAGGACGCGTCATTCGAGCAGCGGGCACTGGTGGACGGTGAGCCGCTGGGTGTGTCGACCGCTCCGAGTGGCTACCGCGAGCTTGACGTTGACCCGATGGCGCTGTTGCAAGTGTCGAGCAAGCCCGACAAGACCGCGTCACTCACGTCGTGGCGTCCGTCCGTCGATGTCGAGAAGTTCGCACAAGCGGTGTTGCTCTACCAGCGTACGATGATCGACTCAATGGGTATCAGTTCGTCGGACATGGAGAAGACGGCGAGCGAGTCGGGCGTTGCCATCAAGTTGCGGCGCAGTGCTCAGCGGCGGCTGGCGAAGAAGCAAGAACCGATGTTTCGTCGCGGTGATGAGTCGCTGCTCATGCTCACGGCGCTGGTAAACAACGCGTTCAGCGATGGCGAGACGCTGCCGGTGGACGGCTGGGGAGTGACCTACCAGTACATCGAGGACCCGGTCGAAGAGCGTGTTGCCGAGTTGGAGTACCGCAAGGAACTCATGGCGCAGGGGCTCATCTCCCGAACCCGCATGTACCTTCTGACGCACCCGAACAGCACCGAAGAGCAGGCGCGCGAGTCGATCGTTCAGGCGGCACTGGAGAACACGTGGCTGGACCGCGTCGTCTCGGCGTCCGTCCTCGAGCCCGAAGACGCCGCAGCACTCGACAGCGCACGAGAACGCGCCGTCGATGCGCTGCTCTCCGATGACCTTGACCCGAACGCCCGCGCCATTCTCGAGCAAGTCGCCGGGATTGGCCAACGACAGACTGACCAGGAGCCGACAGCATGAGCCTTTACGACAGCGAAGGTAACGCCCTTACACCCGAACAAGTGCGCGAAGCCGTCAAGGGCATCACGAACGACAAGGGACAGCCGTTGTGGGTGCCGCACGACCGTCTCTCGGAGATTGTCGCCCAACGCAACGCCGCACGCGACGAACTCGCCGAGGCCAAGGCGTCACTGACCGAGACGACGGGCAAGACGTCGAAGGAGTTGGAGCGGCTTCGGAAGGACTACGAGACGGCGACGGGCCGCATCGGTGAGCTTGAGGGCGCTGCGGAGTGGTCGAAGCATGAAGTCAGTCTGGCGCGCATGGGTGTGACCGACGGCGAGCGCGTCGACTTCCTGCGCCACAAGTTCTCCAAGGTCGAGAAGCCAGAGGACGGCGAGCGGCCTGCGTTCGATGAGTGGGTGTCTCCCATGCTCGAGGCGAACCCGTGGTTGGTGACGAACGGCGCCGGCCAGCCGAAGCCGAAGCCGCCAGCTGTCAACAATGGAGCGAAGCCGGCGGGCAACGCATCGCGGTACTCACAAGAGCAGATCGACAAGATGCAGCAAGACGACCCGCGCGCATTGGCGAAGCTCTACCGCGAAGAGAAGTCAAAGGTCTTGGGCTGATTGTTGCGAAAACGAGAACAGTCGAGTACGGTTGTTCTCGAACATGACCCGACTTCGGTTCGCCACCGGTCAACGGCGCTCAATGGGCAATCACCTACAGGAGCGCCAAGCCTATGGCCAACGAAGTCACCCCAACGTCCGCCGCTGACCTCCGCGTCAGCCAAGTTCTCAACGCGCTCGTCTTCGACCTGCTGCACGACCCGACCGACCTGCGACGCACCTGCGTTCGGGTTCCGTCTGCGTACTCCGGTTCGCTGACGCAGAAGATCGGCCAGATTCAGCGGTCGTACGGCATGGCTGCACCTGGCGAGCTCACCGCTCCCAGCAACACCGCGCTCGTCGACTCTTCCTTCACTGTGACGCCTGCTCGCCGCGCACTGAAGTTCACCGGCTCCGACCTCTTCCAGCTTTCGAGCGCCGAAGGCGGCATCGACCTCGAGGCGCTTGCGATGATCGTCGCACAGCAGGCCGGCATCACCTTCACCGACATGCTCTGTGCTCTGGCCACCAGCCTCAGCAACAGCGTCGGCGGCGGTGCTGGTTCGGACTTCACGGTCGCGAACTTCTTCGATGCGCAGTTCACGCTGAACAGCAACAACGTCCCCGGCCCGTACTACCTCGTGCTGAAGAACAACAGCTTCAACGAGTTCCAGACGAGCCTTCGTGCCGAAGACGGTACGCAGCTGTCGAACGACCCCGCAGCGCGCGAACTGCTCGCGCTCATGGGCCCCGGCTTCAAGGGCACGTTTAACGGCGTGAACATCATCCAGTCAGACTCGGTCACGGTCAACACGGGCGTGAACGAAAACATGATGTTCGGTGAAGGCTGCTTCGCATACGACGAGGCTGCCGTTGGTCGCATCACCCCGTACGTGGACCGCCGCATCGCCGTGCAGGACTCGTCGATCTTCGTGACCGCCGCATGGGACCCGGACACCGCTACCCTCGGCGTGGTCGGCAACTACTACCCCGGCGTCAGTGAAGCAGAGGACGCACGCGGCGTGCTCATCAACACCGACGACGCCTAGTCTACACGCTCTCCCGCTGCGGCCTTTGTCGTGGCGGGAGGGTGGTCGCCTGTTCTATCGCACCTGATTTTCAACCCGGTTGCAGGAGTCGACAGCCATGCCAGCCACTACTACCACCGCATCACTCGACGGCGCTTTTCGCGGCGTTCCAGAGGGTGTCGGCGCAGACAAGTCCAAACTCCCGGCGCCTGCCGTCTTGGGTCGCCGTACGCGCTTCTTCCTCGCCAGTCATCCGAAGCGATGGCGTCACGTCCTCGAGCGGGACGATGACCGGAAGATCACCGCGTCACACTGGGAGCCCGAACTGGCCATCTGTCAGAAGAAGGTGGGCACCAACGGCGTGCGCTCGAACCCGGACGGCTCCAACATCAACTCGCTGGCCTACGAAGCGGGGATGATGAAGAAGGGGTTCACGATCATTCAGCCCCGCGACATGACTCGCCCCGAACCGTTCCAGGAACTTGTTCTCCGTCAGGAACTCCGAGACGGCGGGAACTACTTCCTGCTCCCGTGGGAAGGGCTCACCACTGTGTTCGGCGAGACGCAGCGAATCACGGACTACGCCGTGTATCGCAAGTTCCTCGACTGGTCGCTGGAGTCGGGCACCATCGCCCCGATGCATCGCGCCATGCTCGATCGGAAGGTGCGCGCGCTTGACGAAGAACTCAACCGGGTTCTCGGCGCTCGCAAGTCCGAAGGCTCTACCGAGAAGGTCGCAGAGTTGCGGGACGTTCGCGCCCGCATGCTCTCCGACTGGTCCAAGCAATTCGACAAGAAGGCGGGCAAGTGATCGAAACAGCAGCCATCCGCGCCAACGCAGCGCGAGAAGTCAAGGCGGCACACGCTGACCTCCGACGCATCGCTTCGTCCATCGTTGGGACACAGTCCCCAGCCGAAGCCCTTGCGCTCGCCAAGGACGCCGACGCAGTACGCAAGCGGCTCGCAGCGTCCGTCAAGGCGTTGAGCACCGCCCAGAAGCGTCACGACGCAGTCATCCGCCCCGCTCGCGTCAAAGCGAAGGCGGTGGACAATGGGTGAGAAGCAAGGCCGCCGAGAGGCTATCGACCGCATGACGGCGCAGACCGTCAAGGCGAACCCGAAGATGAGCCCCGACAAGGCGAAGGCCATCGCCGTTGCCGCTGCGAAGCGCGCAGACCGTGAGCGCCGATAGTGGCCGCTGACTACCAGCCCGTCGACAAGCGACCCGCGTACCTGCGCCGGGGAGTTGCGACGACGTCCGAGTACCCGGTTGCGATCGACTCCGTGTTGACCGCTCCCGACTCGGGCACGTACTCGCTGCGGGACAGTGGCGGTACGCTGGTGGTCGATGCGCAAGCCGTCACGGTGACCGCATCCATTGCGACGTACGCCGTCACGCCATCGAGCACACAGGCGCTAGGCGATCGCTACGTTGAGTCGTGGTCGCTGGTGTTCTCGGGAGCTACGAAGGTATTCGAGCGTCGGGCGGTGGTCTGTCGCACGGTGCCGTACCTGTCGATCCCCACGTCGAAACTCACGGGCGCACATCCAGAGTTGACCCGCCAGTACCCGAACAGTACCGACCTCGAGTCGTTCATCGAGTTGGCCGAAGAGGAACTGACGTTGTGGCTTGAGCGGCAAGGTCGACGCGCAGAGCTGGTCATCGACGATGGCGCTCTCGACCTGGCGATGCTCTACCTCGCACTTCGGAACACCTTCCGCAGCCTCAACCCTGGACCCGGCACCCGCTACGACGAACTCGAGCAGAAGTACGACCGCCTTGCGGAGCGCGAGCTTGAATCGGTGGTGCTCGACTTCGACGCGGACGAAGACGGCAACATCACCGAAGCCGAAGCGGACCAGACAGCGCAACAGATCGTATACACCGGCTTCACCGGTAACCCACGGTTTGAGGGGTACTGATGGGAGCGCGGGCCGACATGTTGACCGCGTTCGTTACCTCCCTCGTCGCTGTGTCAGGCGTCGAAGAGTGGCGCTACGGGTTCTCACCGGAGCACATGAGCACCGCCGTTGCCAAGCCAGAGACGCGGGCCGCTGCGGCTGTATGGATGCCGGAGACGGTGGCGACCGGCGATCGGCAGAAG